AAATACAAAGGAGTGCAAAAGAAAATGGCAAGACTGAAGAAGGACGGAACGCCGGCAAAGAAGCCGGGCAGGAAGCCGAAGACTCAGACGCCGGAAGCGGAGAAGATCGAGACCGTGGAAAATCCAGAGTCTTTCGGACATTTCCATAATTCAGACCGGACACCTCCGCCGCCTCCGAAGCCGAAGAAGACCGAAACGCCGGAGACGAATAAGGTCGAGGTCGTGGAGACGCCGGAAACACCGCTGACCAGGGTCATCAAAAGGATCGGCGGAAAATATGAAGTGTCCGCGATCCGTGTGAATGACCTGGGTGAGTTTTACTACGACATCAAATACAACTGCATTGACTGGCGAGCGCTGGATGGCGCGGAAGTCAGCCTTACACCTGCCGGATGGAAGCACCTGATGGAAGAGCTGCCGGCTATTCTGTCCACGCTGGGGGTGAAGGCATGAACAGGATCCTTCCGAACCTGCCGAAGATCAAAGCGCACTGGGAGCGCCGGACAAGCAATATCCCTGACTATCTGATGGTCCCGATGTCGGATGACACCGTTGTCCGGTATGTTCCGGAGATCACCCAGCCGAAACCCGTGCTGTCGGACAAGCTGGACAAGTTTACCGACCTGTGTGTCGGATACGAAAGGAAGGAAGCAAAATGAGAGCCTTATACGAAATTGACCAGGACATCCTGTCCTGTGTGGATCTGGAAACCGGCGAGATCCTCGACACTGAAAAACTGGACGCGCTGCAGATGGAGCGGGAGCGGAAACTGGAAGGCGTAGCGCTGTGGGTGAAGGACCTGAGCTATGAAGCGCAGATGATCAAGGAAGAGTCCGATAAGCTGACGGCCCGGAAGAAGAGCCTTGACAACAAGATTACCGGGCTGAAGAACTGGCTGCTGTACGCGCTGGCCGGTGAGAAGCTGAAGACGCCGCGGTGCAACGTGTACCAGACGCACAGCCAGAAGGTTGTGATCGATGACGAGAAGGCGCTGATCGACATGTTCATGTCGTCGCCTTCCGGTGAGAAGTTCCTGCGGATGAAAGACCCGGAGATCGACAAGAACGCACTGAAGGACAGCATGAAACAGGGGTACGAGTATGAGTTCGCGCACCTGGAGACGACGGAAAGCGTGGTGATCAAGTAATGAACATTACCAGAGGGCCGGTGAAGTCGGCCATCAAGATGCTGGTGTACGGTCCGGAGGGCGTCGGCAAGACGACCTTCGCCGCCCAGGCTCCGGGCGCCGTGTTCATCGACACGGAAGGAAGCACCCGCCACATGGACGTGGCGCGGTTTGACCCGCCGGACAGCCTGTACGACGTACTGGACCAGCTGAACTATGTACTCGGCCATCCCGATGAGATCCGGACCGTCGTGATCGACACGGTGGACTGGCTGGAGAAGCTGATCTTCAATTCCGTGTGTGTGGAGAAGAAGATCCAGAACATTGAGGACATGGGCTACGGCAAAGGCTACGTGTACGCGAAGCAGAAGATGCAGCAGCTGCTGGAGGTGCTGCAGGCCATCGTGGACCGCGGCGTCAATGTTGTCCTGGTATGTCACAGCACGATCCGGAAGTTCGAGCAGCCGGACGAGATGGGCAGTTATGACCGGTACATGCTGAAGCTAAACGAGAAGAACATTGCGCCGATCGTCAAGGAATGGGTAGACCTGATGCTGTTTGTGAACTACCGGACGAACATCGTCACCGATTCCGACGGGAAGACGAAGAAGGGCACCGGTGGGCAGAAGCGGATCATGTACGCGAACCACACGGCCTGCTGGGACGCGAAGAACCGGTTCGGACTGCCGGACGAGATGCCGTTCGACTTCGCGAAGATCGCTGATCTGTTTGAGAACGCCGCGCCGGTGAAGGCACCGCAGAAGACCATCGACGAGGTGCTGGACACGAACCCGGTCGAGATCCGGAAGGACGCGCCGGCGGAGGTCGACACGCTGGCGCAGCTGCCGCAGGATGTGAAGAAGCCCGCGAAGAAGGCGAAAGGCCCCGCGCCTGAGCGCCCGGAGAGCATGAAGAGCGATAACCCGGAGAAGGACGCGCTGCTTACAGATCTGTGGGAGCGGATGGCTAAGAACGCGATCCTGGACCCGATGATCATCCAGGCTGTTGTTGCCGATAAGGAATATTACGACCTAACCACCCTGATCAGGGATTATGACACAGACTTTATTGAGGGATGCCTCATTGAAGCATGGGACACGGTCTGCGGACTGGCCCTGACAAAATTACATAACTTGCCGTTCTAAGGCAGAAAGAGAGGAAAAACAATATGGCTAAGAGCGAAGAGCAGAAAGTGATTGATTGGGACGATGAGATCACGGATGACGGGGAATACTCCGGAGAGGAAACGGTTGTACTTCCGGAAGGGAATTATCCCTTTGAGGTGATCAAGGTCGAAAAGGCCTGGTACGACGGATCCAGCAAGATCCCGGCATGCAATATGGCTAAGGTATTCCTCCGCGTGGATGGCGGCGAGCTGGGCAAGGCGCTCTGCGTAGAAAACATTTACCTGATCGAGCGCCTGGAGTGGAAGGCCTCCGCGTTCCTGCGGTCCATCGGCCTGAAGAAGCACGGCGAGCCCATCGCATGGAGCAAACTGACGCACTGCGACGGCGAGACCGGCCGCTGCCATGTGTATGTGGATGACTTCACCGGCAAGGACGGCAGCGCGAAGCAGAGCAACAAGATTAAGAACTTCTTCGACAAGGAAGAACAGGCCCCGAAGAAGGAGTACAAGCGGGGGGCGTTCTGATGGGTGAAGAAAAGATTTGCCCGATCAATCCGCATGGGAACGGGTATTGCAAACGCGAAAGGTGTGCTTTCTGGGTTCAGTATGAGCATTATGAAGCGGATTGTGTAATGATCCAGATCGCATTAGGGCTTGAGAGTATTCGCTTTGAATTGGAAGGAATTGAGGAGAATACAAAATGATGGACATCTCCGAAGCCAGGGAACTGCTGCGGCATATCCCATGCTCACAACTCAGCTACCAGGAATGGACAAACGTCGGCGCGGCCCTCCACAACGAGGGCCTTCCCTGCAGCCTGTGGGATGAATGGAGCGCTTCCGATCCGGCCAGGTACAAGAGCGGCGAGTGTGACCGGAAGTGGCGGACGTTCGGCCACTACGGCGACAAGGTCGTCACGATGGGCTCTGTGTATCACATGGCGGAAGAGTTCGGCTGGAAGCCCGCGGACAGCATCAAAACCTACGGATGGGACGACCTGATTACGACCGATGAAGAGAAGACCGCCGGCTGGCACCGTGAGGAAACAGTACTCACCGTGCCGCCGGTGGCGGATACGTACAACCCGCTGCGGGATGTTACCGATTATCTGACAGCACTGTTTGAGCCTGAAGAAAAGGTCTGCGTCGTGGTCACTGCTTCCCAGGATGATGACGGGAAGTGGCGGCCATACGGCGGGAGCGCGAGCCGGACATGCAAGCAGCTGCTCGACACGCTGAAGAAGCACCCGGATGACCTTAGCGACACTTTCGGCACAACAAACCCGCAGTCCGGCGTATGGGTATGCTTCAATCCGATGGACGGCGAAGGCCGCCGGAATGTGAATGTTACCAGCTACCGGTACGCGCTGGTGGAGAGCGATACACAGGACATCGATACACAGTACGCGATCCTGCAGGACCTGAAGTTGCCGATAAAGATCCTGGTGCACAGCGGCGGAAAGAGCCTGCACGCGATCGTGCACATCGGCGCGGTGGACTATAAGCAGTATCAGGAACGTGTTGATTACCTGTACACAGTCTGCCGGCGTCACGGTCTGGACGTGGACACCCAGGACAAGAACCCGTCCCGGCTCAGCCGGATGCCCGGATTCATGCGCGGGGAAAAGCGCCAGTACATCGTCGACAAGAACGTCGGCATGACAGATTTCGTGGAGTGGCAGCACTACATTGAGGATGAGATGGTCGAACCGCTGAAGGTCGAGAACTTCGCGGATATCTGGCAAAACCCGCCGCCGCTGAAGCCGGAACTGATCTGCGACATCCTCCGGCAGGGGCACAAGATGCTGCTTGTTTCATCGTCAAAGGCCGGCAAGACGTTTGCGCTGATCGAGCTCGCGATCGCGATCGCGGAGGGATATCGGTGGCTGGGCTTCCGGTGCCGGCAGGGGCGCGTGCTGTATCTGAACATGGAACTGGATGAGGCGAGCTTCGACGACCGGATGATCAAGGTGTACAACGCGCTGGATATCCAGAATAAGAACCTTAGCAATATTGACATTGTGCACCTCCGCGGCCGGATCGAGAAGCTGGATAAGATGATCCCGCAGATCAACCGGACACTGAAGGCGAAGGAATACGCCGCTGTGATCCTGGACCCGACATACAAGCTGGGCATCGGCGACGAAAACGCAGCGGAACAGGTGACCGCGTTCTGTAATGCCATTGACAAGATCGCGAACGCCGGCGCCTCCGTGATCTACGCGCATCATCACAGCAAGGGCGCACAGGGCGCGAAGGCGAGCATGGACCGCGCCAGCGGCTCCGGTGTATTCGCCCGTGACGCCGACGCGCTTCTGGACATGATCGAGCTCCGGATACCGGCGGACAGGCA